TTTATCTAGTTCTTGTAAATTAGATATTGGATTTAAATAATAAACAGTTGATGTATCTTGTTCACCTAATATACCTGATTCAAAGCTAGGACCTATAAATAAAGGAACAACATCATCAATTTGAGGTAATGTGATATTATCTTTATATGAAGGAATAGCGTCGCCTACTTTAATAGGACCTATATTATTTTTTAATGTATTAAATTGTATAGCTCTAGTTTGGGTATTAACATAAGTAACAACACCAAAAAAGAATGGTGACATGTTAGGAGTATTCTTAGATCCTATGTTACTAGTATTTAGTTTAGTCTTTTTATTATATGATATTGTATTACCCGTTCCCATTTCCTATTTGTTTTACTTCAATGTTTTGACCAGTATTATTAATTTCTTGGAATAACAATTCTTTATCACGATCACTTAACATTCCGTTGTCACCACCTTCACCTGTATTAGCCATAGCACGTTGAACAATACCCGCCATTTTAATTAACGCGTCATCGTTTTTGATTGCTAGTTCCATATATTCCTTTAACAAAGGAACAAGCATCATCGCGTCACCTGGTTCCTGTATCATAGGTTTCAGTTGATCGATTAATGCTTTAATTTCTTTTTCTTTACGTCCAGCGTTCTTGTATATATCTTCAAGTAAGCTAGCAAAAGTCTTGTCTTTAAATAAAACTTGATTAAAATCCATATTATATTCTATAATGTTATATATAAATATGGAGAGCAGAAAGAGTTAGTTAGACATAGTTACATGTCCATGTTCATAATATTCATTATATTTTCTAATGTACACTACTTTTAAACGCTTAATAATCTTAGTTATTTGAGGAGTTGATGCGTCTGTTATTTCTTTAATATAGATATATAATGCTTTTTTATTAAAAATATCAATATTTTCATTTTTTCTAAATAACTCCATTATAGCGTCTGCTATTTGAGCATCACGTTGTTTTGGAAATAAATCAAATAACTTAGCGTCGACATATTTAGTAAACTGTTTTAGGAATGAAGGTGTTTCATAAACTTGATCACCATCATCTTCACTATTTTTAACTAGGTCTACTAATATTGTTTTATCTTCATCTGCAGCCTCCACAGGTGCTTTGTCTTTTAGTTTTTTATAGTTCGCGTTGTTATATAAAATTAAATAACGTTTAGCGATTGTACCAAAGTAAGAAAACGCTTTACCTTTTTCTGGTTTGTATAAATGTAATTTCTCTAATAAGAATGCTACTACTTCATGTTGTAACTCAGGGATTGTATCCACTTCTGTATAGTAAAACTTAAAAGTGTGAATGATATTTTCAGCCAGTTTATGGAACGCGTAATTAATTCTTTCATTAAATATTTGATTTCGTTTCTTAGTATTTTTTGATTTTAAATACTCTAAGATAGCATCCTCAGTGTCTTGGGTAAAATAGACATTTGCTTTCTTTGGTTTGCGTTTACGGACAGTTCCCTTCTTAGTAAGCAATATTTCTTCTTCCGCCATATTAATTTTTAAGATAGTGGGTTAATGAATCTTGTATGTTCTGTAAGTTACGGAAGAAGAAACCAATCTGATCATCCGATTTAAATGCTTCAGTTAAGTCAGCTTGAGCAAGTTGTTTATTTGATTCTTCAACTATCGCTAATACACTGTCAATAACAATTTTTTGTTTGGTTGCAATTGCTTCTAATTTAGCTACTTTATTATTTAAATTCCAAATAACATAACCTACAATTGTTAATACCCATAAAATAATTGAAATAATTCCTAATATCATATTATATGTTTTTCATTAAATCTGCTAAACCTGGGTTAGACAATTTCTTTAATGCCTTTTGTTTAATTACTGGGTTAGCGTTTTTATTTAGTTTAAAATTAGTTTCTTTAGCTGGTTTTTCAACACGTGGTCCTAATAACTTAGGTAACCATTCAACTTCAAATTCAATACGAGCAGCCAATAAATCAGCCTGATGTAGAACAAACATAATTGAAGTTCGTGGTTTAGTTTCAGGTGTGAAACCCATCAAATAAGCTTTATTAGTGTCTTCATATAATCCATCATGAGTTCTAATTGCTAAGAATTCATTTTTAGTATATTCAATACCATTAGTCATTAATAAGAACAAACCACGATCAGGTACTGTCATATATTCTAAACGATCATTAAACATATAAGTTTCGTTTAGTTTATCTCGTCTCCATTGATCTGTTTGTTCAATGTATGACTCGTTTTGTTCATCTCCAAATTTACCTAAGTCATGATTGATAGCTGAAAATACAAGTTCTTCAGTTGTATAAGTATCAACCATACCCATTTCTCTCCATACAGCGTCTATCTTAAGAGCTGCTTCAACTACTCTATTTACATGGTCAACATACCCACCTGGAAAACAGTTGTGGTATTGTGATTTATGAGATGCGGGCATCATAATAAAACGTTCTTCATATTTCTTATAGAACGCCCATAATTTATCAGCTCGTTCTCCTTTAATATAATGTTTAATATTAAATTCAAACTGCTGCCAATTTGATTGTATTTGTTCTGGTGTTAACATAACTTATGTTTTAATAATTGATCTGGATTAGTGAATATTGTTTTTAAGTCTTCTATTCCTTTATATGTGATATTATCTGGTGTTTTTAATAATACTGATCTTGTTTTAAAGAAAATGACTAGTAATGGGTGTAATACTTTAATACCATCAATAATCATAATTTGGTCTTTAGGATCAATACCTAATACTTTATTATCAAGTTCTACATGATTAAAAATATCAATCACAACACCATCTTTCTCTAATTTAATATGATGATAATTAGGTAATAGAGAAAGTGGTTGTGGTTGTATTTCAAGTTCATTAGTTGATTGATTTATTACTTCTATTTTCGGAGTAGTGAAACCATGTTGTTCAACTAATATATTTACATCTTCTAAAGTTAAAGCCTGGGTAACGTTAATATCTATATCTTCAGTTTCACGATCAAGTAAATCTAAAAGACGTAAAGCACAACTACCACCTAAAATAAATTTAGGATTAAGCTGGAGTGTTTGAATTAGTTCTTTATATTTACTATTCAGTTTCGGCATTAATTAATGTTCTAATTTCTTCAACTTTATCCTTCATAGTAGAAAGCATTTCTTTAGCTTCTAGAATATTAAATTTAGGATCTGAAAAACGAGCGCCAAAACCGTTTAACATATTCTCAAGTTGGTCTAATTTTCTTTCAATTGGTTGTTTATATCTCATTTTATATATGATTTTATGATACCTACTAATTGTGGTATCGTGTCAAATGTACGTAATGTTTTTGATGTTTCCAAACTCGTTTCAGGTACAATAGTTACTTCATCATTTCCTAAGTCAAGGAACACAATTGGGTAAACTTCAGTTTGATATTCTTCTTCGATCGCGTCAGCAAATTCGGAAAATTGGTCAGCATCAATGTTAGTGTAGAATATCCCTTCTGCATCTAGTTCACTCTTCAGCCATGTACAGTAATCACAGTTACTTAACGTTAACAATCTAACTCCTACTTCTCTCTTCCCATTTCTCACTTCCTTCATCTCTCTAGTACTCATAAGTAATTATTAATTTATTTACTATTTTCTAAAAAATACGGAAAAATCTCTGGGAGGCCAAACTTTCCTATTGAGGTCATCCAAACTTTTCCGGCGGCCTTTACCGGGGATTTAACGGGGGTAAATGGACTTATATAAATATATACGAACCATAGATTTTAGCCGTTTAAAGTGGGGATATAGTGTATTTAACGCCCAACTGATTAACGATATCAATAGCATCTTTTGAATGTAAATAAAACATTTCACGATTACCTGATACACGAACCGCATCTAAATGTGCGTGAAGTTCTTGTTCTAATTTATATGAATTAAAACATTTAAATGAATAAACGGGTATCCAAGGAGTTGGAACACCAGTTGCACCTGATATTTCTTTTGCTCGTTGGTCTACTTCTCTAATTGTCATTCCTATCTTGACCATGTCTGGCATTGATTTGTTCACTAGAACGTAAACATATTCTGTTGGAACTAAATTACCATCTCTATCTAAGGGGCTATCTTGATAGTAGGTCACTAAATCCCAACCCGGGTTAGCCGGGTCGGGGGTTAAAGTGAACGCTGTGGCTTTGTCGCAAACTTGTTCTGGTGTCAATTTATCACTGTCTAACAGCTTATAAAAGTGAGCATCCTCGTGTGTTATTCTCTTTAGTTGAGTCATGACTACTTAGTAATATATTTAACTAATTCTTTATTCAACATCATCAATTTAAATTTACCTGGATTACTATTATAAATTGATTTAACCATATTATAACTTACATCCGTAGCAAATATTTTCTCGGTAACAATCTTACTTATACGTTCTATAAGTGGTTTTTCAACCGCACTATCTTTAGCATAGAACTCTAAATAGTTAGCAACCCTTGTACCTAATGTAGCGGCAATATCTGCTCTATATTCTTTATCTTTACCAACTAATCCTTTAAGTGTATTAAGTACATATTGTTCATCTTGTGTCATGATGTTTTCTGGTGAAATCATCTTATCCAATTTATTGTTGATGAACATTGTAAACAAAGTACTAAATTCAGAACCAACTGATCCTTCTCCAATCATTTGAATTAATGGTAATGACTCCTCAAACGATTTAAGTGAACTAATACTGTTAAAGAACATACTAACACTTCTACTGTTAACTTCTTTAGTTACTAGTTCCGGATGCATCAACATAAAGTTAATACAACGGCCATCTAGTTTAGACTGTTCAGCCCATTTACCCCAACATTTAAGATCAAATTTCAAATTAACACTAATGAACCTCGTTTTTTGAGCGTTGTCAATACTGTTAACTAAATAATCTCCATTATCAGGATTGGCGGTTAAAATAATATGCCAATCTTTAGGCAATTTCCAACTTATATATTGTTGTCTATCAATTAGCTCCATTACAG